AGCGCGTCCGTCGAATACGGTTTCGTCAGCGCTTTAAAGGTTTTTTGCGCCATCATTCCCAATCCTTCAATTGTTGGACAGCCAATTCGACCGCGTCGTCCCAGTGCGGGACCGACACAAACGACCAGGTTTCCCGCGCATGCGCTAGGACCTCGCCGGCGTATCCGCGCGCAAGCGTGAATGTCCGCCGGGACGGGTCGCGCGTGATCTGAAGCCATTGTCGCGGCGTGCGCAGCGTCTGGACGGTCAGGTTTCCGACCAGCGTCCGGCGCCGACCCTTTTCGACTTCCATCATTCCCCCTTTCTGAATTTGGCCCGCGCCAGCGCATAGCGCCCGAAGCGGATTTCGTCTTCGCCTGCATTGCTGGTCGGTTCGCCCAGGAACGACAGCAATTCCTCGAGCGCCTCGACAAGCATCGGATATGCGGCGACGCGGTGCGCGACTTCGGCCGCGTCGACATGTTCGTTTGTGCGCATGGCCGGTCGACCCTTAATACGCGTAGCCGATCGATTCGAAATACGCGCGGACGTCGGCGCGCGCTTCGAAAATTACCGTCAGCGACAGCGATTCATATGCCGCGTTATCGTCGCCGGCCGGCGCGTTTCCTTCCGCCGCCATGACCGCGTCAAACATCGGTCCGCGCGTTCCGTGATCCTTTTCGACCTGCGCGACCAGCTTTTCCCATGCCGACATTTTATTCCCCTGTTTTTTGTTGACGTAACCAGAATACTAAAACGCTTTTAGTACGTCAACAGTCCAGGCGAATAAATCACGGACGCGCTGTCGACATTGCCAGCGCGATTGCCTTTTCGAAATTGTCGGCGAACTTGTCCGCGACAACCTGGTCCGTGATTGTCTCGAGGTTCAGGCGCGGCTTAAGGTGCGCCGTTGGCATGAGGTAATACAGCAATTCCAGGCGCTTCCCTTTCGTCGGGTTCGCCGACGCGCGCGCGATGAACTTTTTCCCGTTGCGCATCGTAACTACGGCCGTCAGTTGTCCGCCCTTCCCTGGCGCCGTCAGCGTCGCCGGAATGTTGCGCGGATAGTCCTCCTTGCGGACTATGGATCCGGCCGTCGGCTTGACCGCCGGAAGCGGGATCGCCAGGTATTTCCCGAACGGCGTTTTATCGCCGCCCGTTTCCTGCAGCGCCATGTAATCGTCGCGCGACCAGACGATCGCCGACAGGCTTTGCTTTGTCGCCGGGACGACCTGGATTCCCTTAACGACCCAGTCGCGGCGAATCGTGAAATTGGACGGCATTTTCGCCCGCACGGCGTCGCGCGCCTGGTTCGCCGTGTCGTTAAGCGCTTTCGATACCGCAAACGGTAGCTGTTTGTCGTCGAATACGCCGACAGCCGCCAGGACCTGGTCCAGTGTTGATTTGACGCCGATTTGTAGCATGCGATTGTCCCTAGTGATTGCGCAAATTGTACCGTCGGCGCCGTCAATCTGGCCCGGCAGATTGGCGACGGTCATCGGACGCTATTGGATTTCAGCTATCGATAGCGGCGTTTCTATCACTTACAAAACCCTTGCGATAGACGGTCAAAGCCTTACTGGATAAGGTTTCTATCAATATAACTATCTTTTTATAGATAAAGATTAAGAGAGAGAGAGATTGTGTGTGATAGCTCTTTCTGTCTGTTTATAGCTGTCTGTGACGCGGTGATAGTTCCGATAGTTCTGATAGTCGCCTGATTCTAAAGGACTTTTTACTATCATTTCCCGAAAGCGTCCTGATAGTTCCTTACGATACTTTCGGAAATGTGTGTCGTTTTATGTGCGCCTGCATGTGTTTTAGCATGTGTTTTAGCATATACAAATGCATGCGTTAGGACCGGACCGTCGTCGTTTCTTGTGTGCGGCCTATGTGTCGTTTATGATCGTGCCTGTCATTAACGTGTGTGAGAACATATGATTCCTATCGATAAGAATGTGCCGTTTCCAATAGGTCCGTCGACTGGCAAGCGTTCGACCTGGCCGTTTGCTTTGATGGAACCCCAGACGTCTTTCGTCGTCCCGCCGGAAAGCGTCGACGCCTTGCGGGTCGCGGCTTACGCGTACGGTCGCCGGCATGGAATGACGTTCGCGGTCCGCCGCGGTGCGGACGGTGTAACGCGATGCTGGCGCACGGACGGCGCGCGCGCGGACGGCGCGACGGTCGCGGCCGGCCGGCGCGTGATTCGGTCGGTCGGCGCGAAACCCGTCCGCCAGGTCGACGACGTGCGGGTCTTCGTCGACATGCACGGCGACGAATTCGTCCCGCTCGAGGATTTGCTTAACGCGACCCTCAAAACGGGCGATACGCGGTTCGCGCTCGACAAGCTGGCCGGCATAGCGGAAATCCATCCGGAAGGCGCCCAGCGCGCCCTATACGCCGCACAGTTGGGCCAAATCCGCGGCGCCCTGGTCGGCGATAGCGCGGAATCGATCGCAAACGGGCTAGAACCGCCCCAGGCGTCCTTCCCGCTGCTGGACGATGCCGACGACCCGGTTTAACGCAAAAGGCCCGCATACGCGGGCCTAGTCGTTTCTGGCGGGTCCGTCGATCGGCCTATGTCCGCTCGAGCATGATCCGACGTACGGCGCCCATGACGCGCCCCTGGTCGCGTTTGCTCAGAAACGCCTTTATTTCGTCGTGCAGTTGCATTAACCGTATGTCGGTCGCCGACATGCCGGCCGCGCGGATCCGCGCCGCTTCGTCTTCGCGCTTGTCGACGCGTCCGCCGGCGCATTGGCCCGGCAGACATTCGCAATAACTCGAGCGGCATTCGCCGCGGTCGTTTTCCTGGTTTGTCATCATTCCTCTGCGTCAGTAATTGGGACCAGCGTCGCGCGCTTTTCGCTTCCCTTGAACCCGAAATACACCATGCCCGAAGACGGCGCCGCGCCTGGCAAACGCTTAAGCACGCGGCCCCAATCGGCGCCCCAGGGTTTCCCCTCGAGCATTTTCTTAATGTCGACGGCGCCATTCGATACGGCGACCGTCGTTTCATCAGGCATAACCTTAAAGCCGGTGCGCATAAGAATTTCCTCTGCGCGCTGGCGGTCGACGCCGGTCCCGCGGTTCGACTTCCCGGTCGCGATATCCAGCAAGACGCCGACGGGCAGGTCTTCGCGGCCGTGATCCGTCTGGACGGCCAGGCGTTGCTGTAGCAGGTAGGACCAGCAAGCTTGTTCGTCCGATTGGCCCCGCGCTTCGTCGCGCTGTTCCGACCAGTCGCGCGATTCGACCCAGGCGCGCGCTTGTTCGGCCGTCAGTTCGTCGTCGGACTCGAGCGAATAGGCGCCGGCCAGCAATGCGCCTAGCTGGTCGCCGGCGCGCTGCTCGCCGAGCGCAGTCGCCGCGGCGCCGGCGAATGCGATCGCGTTTTTCCGAATCGTCGGCGCCATTGCGAGCGCTCGAGCGTAGAAGCGCTGGACGTAGTCGTCAGTCAAAAGCGCGATCTGTGCGTCGACGATCGCCTGGAATTCGTGGCGCGAATAGTCCTGGTTTAGCTCGAGGATTGTTACGCGCGACTTGTCGGACTGCTGCATCAGGTTCGCCGTGATCGACGAAAACGCGAAACAGGACCGGATCTGGAATTGCATCGATTTTCCGGCCGTCGTGCCCTTCAGCATTTTCCCGCCGGTTTCGCTAGACGACTGGCGGACCAGCGCCAGGACGGACTGTAGGCGGTCGTTCGCCTTCGCGTCTTCGCCTTCCGCTTCGTCGAATAGGACCGGAAGCGAATCGACGCCCAGGTCCTGGCGGATCCCGGCTTCGCTGGTGTGGCCCTGGACGTGCAGGACGTTATCCCCCATGACCGGCCGGACCATGTTCGCCATGACGTGCGTTTTCCCGGATCCGCGGCGACCGATGATCCAAATATGCGGACGCCAGTTCAGGACGCCGCCGATATGCGCGACGACCGCCCAGCCGGCGCACAGCGACGCCGATAGCGGCTTTTCCCAGGCCGCCATTGCGATTAGGTCGGCGTACCGCTTCGCTTCCGTCGCCGTCAGCGGGTCGTCGACGCTGGCGCGCATCGGGATTTTCGCTTCGTAGATATAACGCGAGTCGACCCGGCCCGGCAGATTCGCGGATCCGTCGACCAGGACGCGGTCGCCCAGGTGAACCATGATCCGGCCGTCGTCATACCAGACGCCGCGACCGCGAAGCATCGAAACATCGAAAACGCCGCGATACTCGCATTCGCGCATCAGCGTATCCATCGCGTCGTCCCAGTCGACGGACTTCGCCCCGCCCGGCTTGAAATGCTTATCCCATTCGGCCAGGCGCGCAAGCTGGATCAGATTCGCTTTCGAGTGTTGCGACGCCGTCAGCGCGGTAATTTGCTGCGTCCCGCTCGCCATGTAGTAATACGTTCCGCTGTTGTATCCGAGCGGCCGAAATTTCATGTACTGCAGGCGCGGATCCGCGAACGCCGGCGCCGCGGGTTCGGCGCGCGTGACCGTCGATTTAACCGCGACGGGCGCCGCCGGTGCCGGCGCGATTTCGCCCGTTTCTTCGTCCAGGTGTTCGCCGTCGCGCAACGTCGGCGCCGTCGGTGCGCTCGAGCGGCCGGCCGCCTTTTCCGCTTTGGTCTTGTGCGCGATCCCCAGGACTTGCGCCGCCGCGCGAACCGCGCGCGGGACGTTGTCGCCGTGATCGTAAAAACAGAACAAGTCGAACGGATTAATCGGCTTGCCGCCGCGTTCCGTGCCGTTCATCGGGTCGCTTCCGTGGTGCGACCAGGCGCGATTCCCGTCCAGGATCCGGACGCCGGGAATCTTCGTCTTGCTTCCCGGATAAAGGAAAAGCTTTCCGCGCTGCTGGTATCCGAAGCGCTCGAGCATTTCCGCGACCGAGTGCGCGGCGTTGAAGCGGACGATTACGCTTTTCGTGTCCGTGCCGTCGCCGACCGGACCATTGTTCGCCGGCGGGACCGTGTACGTCAGTTCCGGCGCCCAGGGACAGACCTCGAGGCAAAGGCGCTTGAACCCTTCGTCCCAGCCTTGCCAGGCGTACAGCAAGTCTTCGGGCAGGTCCTGGAACGGCTTGTCCTTCGGCGACGTCCGCCAGGTGTACGGCCGCAGTGTGTCGGGGTGAATCGACGGCGGGAAAACGTCCTGGCCGCCGGCGCCGCGGAATTCGAAAACGGTAAAGCGCTTTTTCGGGTCGTCCTGCGTCGGCCAGGCCAGCGCGTGCGTCGTCAGGTTCGCCCCTTCCGGGACGCGGAATTCGATCCGGAACCCGCCGGACGCGCCGACGATCGTCGGATTGTTCGCGATCAGGTCGTCCAGGTCGACGCCGAATTCCGCGAATATCAGGCGCGCGCTTTCTTCGTCGTCAATGTCCAGGCTACACAGTCCGCCAGGATGACCCAGGACGACGCCGATATTGTCCGCGGGACTGCTGGTGTAATGCGCGTGCGCCGCTTGCGCGTCCGTCAGCCAGGCGTCCGGGTTTTTCGCCCAGTTGTCGGCGTACGGTCGTTTTGTCTTCGGCCGCAACGGCAACACGGACAGGCCGTATTTTTCGACATAGGCGCGCGCCCATGTCGACATTGGATATTGCTTCGCCGATTCCGTCATTTCGCCTTTGATCCTGTCGCGCCGTTGTCGCCGGTCGCGATCATAAGACGCAATGCAATTGCGACCGCGGCCGGGACCTTCGTCCGGTCCGCCTTCCAATTGCACAGCGTCGCTTCGCTTACGCCGAAAACGTCCGTGAAACGCTTGTTATCCATGTCCAGCGCGTCTTGCGCGTCGCGCAATTCGTCGCCCGTCATCGGTTGATTGTTCATAGCGGAATCAGAAGCCGGACGCCGCCAGCCAGCCATAGAAAACCGCGATCGCGCCGGCGGTCGTCCAAATGGCAAGATGTTGCGCCCATTTGTTGTAACGGACTTTCGTCCAGGTGCAGCGCAAACGCGCGCCGATATGCAAACGCCGGCGCGTGTTGACGGCGCCGGCGTTCGGGATTGCGACAGGTGTAGCGGTTTGGATCTGAGCGACGGTCGACATTGCAATCCCCTTTTTTGTTTGAGGATTGCATGGTACTAAAACGTTTTTAGTACGTCAACCGGCGACGTCGTCATTTGCAGTTTCTAATGTCGTCGCCGCCGCGCGCAATGCTTCGACGATATCGTCGGCGTGTTCGACGACAGACGCCAGGAGTTTATCCCGCGCGCGCTTGACGGCCGCCGCGCTGGCCGGCGTCGTGCCCTGGATGACGGGTAACAGTTCCTGCATGTCGCGAAGCGCCAGGCCGGCATAGAACGCCGCCGCGGTGCGCGCTTGCGTCAGCGTCAGACGCGGAATTGTCGCGGCGATCGCGGCCGGGTCCAGCGCCTGGTCGTCCGCTTCCGGGTCGAACGTGTCGCGCGCGGTCTTGACCAGCGCGGCGTAACCCTTCAGCGATAGGAATCCGCCCGGCTGTGCGGCCTCGAAAGCTTCGATGATTTCGCGCGTCGGTTCGACCGGCAGCGCGACATAGCCGACCGGGATCGCGTACGGCGTTTTAGTTTTCGGTCGCATGGCTGGTCCTCGCGCGCTGTGTGCGCCTTCAATACTATACAGACGGGGTTGCATTCTCTGTGCCCTCTACAATATTCGGCGACGAATGAATCAGCGCGACTAGCTTCCGCGCGTATTCGACCATGCGTTCAGCGGCGACATACTCGAGCGACCCGCCGACCGCTTTTTGTGCCTCGAGCGCCGCAGCGTCGACGGCCGCCGGATCCGGCCCAGCGCTTCCGGCCGCCTGGTCCGCCTGGTTCGCCGCGTCGATTTCAGCCCGTAGCGTTTCGATCAGGTCGTCCCGGTCGCCGACCGTGCGCCGCGCTTCGTCGCGTTCCTGCTCGAGCGCGGCGACCTGCTGGCTTAACTCGACAGTCCGGACGCCCAGGGATTCGATATCGGCGTTCGCGGACGCCAGCGCCTTTTTATTCAGTTCCAGCGCCCTTTCCGCGCCCACCAGCCGGGCCAGGGTTGCTTCGCCTTCCGCGATCGATGCCGCCAGCTTCGCGCGCAATTCGTCGATTTCCGGCTGGCGATCGGGTGCCGGCAGTGCTGGCGGCGCCGGATTCCGCAGCGCAAAAAAAGCCCGTTCTAGACGGGCGATTAAGTCGGACATAGTGTCGGCTTGCTCCATAGCTTCGTCGCGCCGGCGGCGCCGGCGTCCCAGTCATCAGGCGGTAGCAGGTGCCGGCGTCGGCGTCGGCGCCGGCGTCGGTGCGTGCGCCGCGGCCGGCGTCATCGGGACTTCGGCCGGGACAGTTGCGACGAATCCTTTTCGCGGATTGGTTGCGGCGTCTTCCTCCGCTTCCTTCAGCGTTTCGAACCGCTGGCCGTGGACAATGCATTCGTTGTCCGCGTCCTGGTACAAATTGAAATAGGCAATGCGCGGACCCATCGTCAGGATTACCGGACGGCCGCGCGTCGGCGCCTCTTTTCCTTGTTCGCTGAAAAGACGAATTCGGTCCTTAATGCGGACGACGACGCGCTGGCGCGGATCTGCGTCCGGCGCATGCATCAGGAATACAGCCGGTTCGCGTTCGCCTGCGTAAATCGGGTCGCCGGCCTTCGCGCGGGCCAGGTCGAACGGTGTATTTTTGGTCGTCGTCATTGCTTTCCCCTGTTGGAATTGTTTCGGCGTTGCTTTTACTTTTGTAAAAGGCTGTACCGACGTTGGCGATTGGATCATAAAAAAACCCGCTATGCAAGCGGGTCCAGAAAAATCAATGTCGCCAATGTCGCGCCGTTTCCATAGGTGCGAACCCGTACATACGACATTACGAAATCAAGTGTGCTGATTACATTTTAACCAATCGGTCAGGATACAAATGTCCAGCTTTCGTCCTGTTTACAGGAACGGCGGGACGATGTTCCATCCCAGGACGCGTAATCCGTACGTGACCATGCGCGGATATGCCGGGTCGTCCGGCTCGAGCGTCGCCGCCGTAACGTTCCCGGCCAGGTCCATTGTCATAACGGCCGTTCCTGGCCCGTCTATTTCGACCGCGCGCCCGTCATAAGTCGCCGTCAGGTCGCCGAGTTGTGTCGTAACGGACATGCGTTCAATCCTTCAGTAATTCGGCCATGTCGCGTTCGCTGGCGACGATACCAGCGCGACCGCCGGCGGCGTTGACGGCGTCGCGGAATGCGACCTGCTCTTTCGTCGCGCGCCCGCCGTCGCCTTTGAATTCCGCGCTTACGAATTGCGCGATTGTCTTTCCGACCATGTCCGGCGTAATCAGGACGGATTTCCATCCGAGAAAGTCGCCGGCGCCCTTCCCGCCGACGCCGTACGCAATCCATCGGCCGGACCGCAAATCCTGGTAACGGCCGATTTGATTCCGTAAAAGCACGGTCCGCATGCGACCGGCGACAATGCGGCAGCGCGCCGTAACTTCGTTTTCTTTCATGGCGCGATGTGAAGGAAAAACAGGACGTCCATCGCCAGGACGGAAAAGCCGATCGCGGCATACGGCCAAAATGTCGGCTTCATTGCGTGACCGTCCGCAGAATGCAGTCCATCAGGTCGACAGGCGTCCCGGTGTTCCAGACTTGCGGCATGTCGACGGCGTCCAGCGCGGTTTCCGACTGGTGCGTCGACTCGATATACAGGCCGGGACGATTGATCCGCACGGCGCGGCCGTACTGCAGGACGACCGCCAGTTCATTTTCGAACCGGCAGTCGTCGACGACGACGCGACCGCCGCGCGACACAATGCGTTCGACCTCGAGCGACCAGGCGCGGATCCATACGTCGTCGCCGATCAGGCCGCGGCCCCATTCCGTCCCGAGTGTTTGCATTGCCTGGCGCGGCGTTTTCCCGCCCAGCAATTCCGCCGGCTGTTCTTTCTGGTCGCCTTCGATCTGGCGTTCCGTCAGGCCCAGCGCGCGGAGCATGTTTTTAAGCGGCGTTGCAAACTTGACCGTCTTGTATCCATGCAGCGCGAGCAATTCGGCCGCGGCCGATTTACCGGCGCCAGCGCGACCGCATAGCGCGATGACGGACGGAAACCGGTCGGAATTGTGTCGGCGGGTGCTGTGCATTTACAAATACCTTTCGTTAGAAGGGAATGTCGTCGTCCATTTGGTCGAACCCCTCGCCGGCCGGCGCCGACGGTTTGCCGCTGGCGCCGCGCTGCTCGCCGCGATCGGCCGGCGCGGAACGTTCGCGCCTTTCGTCGTTGTCGCCCGCCGGTTTGCCGCCCAGCATTTGCATTTGATCGGCAATAATTTCCGTCGAATAACGGTCCGTGCCGTCCTGCGCTTGCCATTTGCGGGTCCGGATCCGGCCTTCGATATAGACGGACGATCCCTTCTTCAGATACTTACCGGCGATCTCCGCGAGCTTCCCGAAAAACGCGATCCGGTGCCATTCGGTGATCTCTTTTACGTCGCCGCTTTCCTTCTCTTTGTAACGCTCAGTTGTCGCAATGCGAATGTTTGCGACGGCGTCGCCGGACGGAAGGTAACGCGTTTCGGGATCGGCGCCCAGGTTGCCGACCAGAATTACTTTGTTGACGCTTGCCATGTGAATTTAATTCCTTAGAGTGCCAGCGATTTTTCCGTCGCCGGCGTCGGATTGTTGAAGTCGTCGGACGTCAATACTTCGCGGAATTTGCGCCAGTATGTCGCGTCGCGATACTGCATTAAGGCTTGAATTATGCCATTGCGCTGTCGTTCGGTCGTCATCATATTTACCATGACCGCCTGTAACCGCATGCATGCCGCCTCGCCGCGACGTTCCTCGACGCGGCGAATATGGTCCCAGCGTTGCGCGCGCGTCGCGTAATTCAAAACGGTTTGCGCTTCGCATTGTTCGCGCCAGGCTTCGCTGTCGTTGTCGACAAAGCGGCCGTTAAAAAGCTGCTTCTGTGTTGTCTTCATTGATGACCTCGAGATTACGCGCCGGCTTACTTCTCATTCTCATTTGCATGAACGCCCAGCCGGGTTTATATCCGTACTTTTTGGCGAACCGGGAAAAGTCGCCGATGGTCCGACAGGCGGCCCGCTCGCGCGTCTTTATTGCCTCGCGTTCGCGCATTTCCTCTGGATCGACTTCGGCCAATTCGCCGTCCGCGACGATGATCGTTCGCGCTTCGACTTTGTTTTCGTGGCCACATACCGGACAGACTTTGCCGCCTGGTCGATCGATGAAACACTTTTCGCATTTGATGACCGGCGGGACCTTGTCGCTTTTGCCGCCGGCCTTGCTCTCGACCTCAGCGTCCAGCGACCATTCGCGGAACGCTTGCGGCATGCCGTGCCGTTTCACGTTGCCGCAGTGGTCCAGGACGATCGCGTAAGGCTTGTCGCTGGCCGCGATCGCCGCCAGTCGACCTTCCCGCGTCGACAGGTCGAACCCAGGCGCGTAGACAGGCCGCAGCGCGCGGCCGATTTGCTGCAGGTACAGGCCCAGCGATTCAGTTTTCCGCAGTAGTCCGGCGACCGTCAGGCGCGGAATGTCGGTTCCTTCGGAAACGATGTCACAGGACGTTATCCCGTCGATTTCGCCGGCGCCCATCGCGCGCAAACCTTCGTCGCGGTCCGCGTCATCCATGCCGCCGTCCAGCGCGACAAAGCGGAATCCGGCCGCGTTGAATTCTTCGGCCAGGTCCTTTGCCGCTTTGACGTCGGCGCAAAAATAGACGGCCGGCTGGCGCGGCGCCAGCTTCCGGTAATGCGCGATCGCGTCGCCCGTTACCGTCGGCGCGTTGTACAGCCGGGCCAAATCGTCCGGCCGGAAATCCCCGTTGGATCCGACTTTTAAGCCGGTCGTGTCGGCGATTTCAGGCGGCGAATAGACGCGCGCGTCGACCAGGTATCCGTCGTCGATCAGTTCCTGGATTTGCGGGCCAATAACGATTTCATCGAATATGCCGCCGCCGTCGGCGCCCAGGCCCTGGCCATCCGACCGGGTCGGCGTCGCCGTGACGCCCAGGACCTTTGCCGCCGGATAGGTGTCCAGGACCTGGCGCCAAGATCCGGCGGTCGCGTGGTGCGCTTCGTCGATAACGATTAGGTCGAATTGCAGCGACGGCGGGAGCGCCAGGCCGGCGTCCTGGTATTTGCGGATCCGACGAATAAGCGTCTGGACGCTGGCGACCTGGACGGCGTCCTGCGTCTGTCGCCGGCCCGGCGCGATAAGTCCGTGCTGGACGTCCATCGCGTCCAGCGACCGCGACGCCTGTTTCAGCAATTCCCGGCGATGGACCAGGATGCAAACGCGCGACCCGCGCGCGACGGCGCCTTTTGCCGTGAAAACGAATGTGAATGTCTTTCCGCCGCCGGTAGGCAAAACGGCCAGGACGGCGCGCAATCGGCGCGCGTATGCCTGGCGCATTCCGCCGACCATGTCGTCCTGATACGGGCGAAGCTTCATTCCTTTTCGCCCTCGAGATAGCACGTAAAACAGGCGCAACACGCGCGCATTTTCGGGTGCGCGTTCGTCGCGACGGGTTCCGTGTCTTCGCTGTGACATTGCGGACACTTACGACGATCGGCCGCCGCCTTCGCGCTTCTTTCCAGCTTGTCCCATATCCGCATTGTCGGCGCCGCGACGCCGCTTTTCCAGCGCGTCGCCGTCGCCGGTGCGACGCCAGCTTCGCGACAAAGCCCGGCGATAGAAAGGCGCGCGTTCGCCGCCATACTCGCCAGCTTAGAATAGTAAGATTCGCCTGTGTTTGGCATTTTTTACCGCACCTGTTTAATAATGTTTTGAAGTGTAACAAATTTTTATTGTGTGCAAACGTACATTCAGATTAATATTCGTTCCGCGGCGACATGCCGTTATCTTTTACAGGTTTGACATGCGGACAGGCGTATATACCGACCTCTCAAACGAGGCTTACCATTCCGGCCCTGGCGTTAGCTCGAGCATGCTTAAGGTGCTGGCGCAATCCCCGTTGCATTTTGAGGCGGCGTATGTCGCAAAAAATCGACAGGCGCGTCGCGAAAAATCGCATTTCACGCTAGGAACCGCGATCCATGCCGCGATTCTGGAACCGGAAAAATTCGCCGCCGAGTATGTCCGCGCGCCGTCCGCTTTTACCCTTGGCAATGCGTTGCAATCGTCAGAAGAATATAAGGCGGCCGCAAAGGCGCATGGCTTGAAAGTTTCGGGAACTAAATCGGAACTTAAGGCGTCATTGATCGCCGCCGGCGCCGACGTCGTGTTTTACGACGACGCGTACGCCGCCGCAGTCGCGGACCGCGTCGCGCTGCAGGACGCAGACATGGATACCTGTCTGTCCATCGCGAAGTCGCTTCGCTCGCATCCGTCGGCGCGGACGCTGTTCCTTAACGGCGGCGTCGCGGAACAATCGTTCTATTGGGAAGACCCGGAAACCGGGATCCTTTGCCGCGTCCGTCCGGACTGGCTTATTCCTGGCGCGATCGTTGACGTCAAATCGACCATTGACGCGTCGCCGGCGGGATTCGGCCGCGCCGTCTGGAATTACCGTTACTGGGTCGCCGCGGCGTTTTACGTCGACGGCGTCAAAGCCGTAACCGGACAGGAATTGCCGTTCGTGTTCGCCGCATGGGAGAAAACGCCGCCGTACGCGTCCGGTTTCTATTACGCCGCTGAAGACATGCTGGCGGCCGGCCGCGCCGAATATAAGCGCCTGTTGCGCGTCCTGCGCGACTGTGTTGTCCGCGAGCGTTGGCCCGGCTATGGGGACAATATCCAGCCGTTGCAAATGCCGGCATTCGCGGAAATCGGAATGGCCGCCGCGCTTGCCGCGGACGAATCGCCCGTCGTGCCGGTGTTCTAAGCGCCAGCGTCAAAAAACAACCAGCCGGGCCAATTGCTGGCCCTCGAGAACAAAATGAGCGTCCTTAAAATCAGAAAAGCCCAGCGCGCCGGCGCGCGCCTGGTGATCGTCCTGGCCGGCCAGACTGGCGACGGGAAAACCTTGTCGGCGTTGCTGCTGGCGTACGGTCTGGCCGGATTCGACGCGGCGAAAGTAGGGTTCCTGGATACCGAAAACGGCCGCGGCTCGCTGTATTCCGATGAACTGAAAGCGACGTCGCCGGCGACGGACGTCCCGTTTCTAATTGGCGACCTGGAACCGCCGTTTTCGCCGGACCGTTACAAGGCGGCGATTCTCGAATTCCAGGCGGCCGGCGTTGAAGCGCTGGTCGTCGACAGCGCGACGCACGAATGGGAAGGGACGGGCGGTTGTGAGGAAATCGCCGCTGATACGTCGGGACGCCTCGCCGACTGGAAAAAAGCGAAGCGCCTTCACAAGTCGTTCATGAATGCCGCGCTTCAGTGCGACATGCATATTATTTTCTGCGTGCGCGCGCGCGAAAAAACGGATTTCACGGACCCGAAAAAACCCGTTTCGCTTGGGATCCAGCCTATCCAGGAAAAGAATTTCATGTTTGAAGCGACGGCGTCCATGTTGCTGCAGGACGCCGGCCGCGCGCGCGACGTCATCAAATGCCCGAAAGACCTGATTCCGATTTTCGGCGAGAAAGGCCCGCAAAAAGGGTATCTAACTCCGGACATGGGTTTCGCGCTTCGCCAATGGGTCGCCGGCGGAATCGAACTGGATCCGGACGTCGAACGCTTCCGGAACCGACTCCGGTCGAACGCTGAAGGCGGACTGGCCCATATCGATAGCTGCATTGCAAAGGTGCCGGCGAAAGTCCAGAAAGCGCTGGGTTCCGATTGGCTCGAGACAGTGCGCGCGAGCGCTCGAGCATTCGACCAGGCGCGCGCCTCGAGCAAGTCCGACGACGCGCCGGCCGGCGTCGCCGCGCTTCAGGCGCAAGTCGCCGCGGCGACAGACGACAGCCCGGTCTAGCCATGCGCGCGTCCCTCAATCCAAACGCCAGTCGGACCGTCGGACGCGCCGAATCATGCGAAGGCAAAAAGCGCTTTACACAATGGTCCGCCGCCGCCTTCGCCGCAAAGAATATCCGTCGCCATCGCGACGCCGCCGTCCATCCGTATTCGTGCCGCAAGTGCCGCGGCTTCCATGTTGGAGAAAATTTAAGATGATCGATTCCGCCATCCGTTCCGCGCTGTTGGTCCGCTCGTTCGCGGAATTGCTGGCGACCGCCGCGCCGGTCGCCGGCGTCGACGTGACGCCGTTTTTCCCGGTCCAGACGCCGCCGCCGGTGCCCGGCTATTACTTCGCCAGGTATGCCGGCGCCGCGGCGATCGTGCGCCGGTATTGGGACGGCCAGCAATGGCGTTTCCGCGGCGACGTGCCGGCGTATGCGCCCAGCTTCGGCACGGAACCCGGCGACGCCTGGCAAGCGGTCTTTACAGAATGGTTCGACGCCGACGTCGCGCCGGCGTATCCGGGTCATTACGTGCGCGAATATCCCGCGCTGGAATGCCAGGCCGAACCGGACTATTGGGACGGTCAGCGCTGGTTCATTGACGGCGGATTGACGGCGAATGTAGAAGTAGGGGTCCCGGCGTTCCGCTGGCGCGGTATTACGTCGCTGGCGGTGCCGGCCGGCCATGCTGGGGTGCTGTCGTGATCGCGGACACAATCGACCTGGCGAACGAACTCGCATCGCGCGAAATCGAAACGCTGTTACGCGCTCGAGCGCTCGAGGCAGCGAAGCGCGCGGCCGATGCTGGCCCGGCTGTAACGGACTGCGAAGACTGCGACGACGCGTTACCGGACGTCCGGGTCGCCATGCGCGCGACGCGCTGCGTCTGTTGCCAGGAACGCGCGGACACTCGTTCCAGGCTGTTCGCGAAACGATGACAGTCTATGTCGACGACATGCGCGCCCGGTTTGGGCGCATGGTGATGTGTCATATGCTGGCCGATACCGACGCGGAATTGCACGAAATGGCCGGCCGGATCGGCGTCGCGCGCCGCTGGTGGCAGGATCCGCAGAAGACGAGCGGCAGCCATTACGATATCGCGCTCAGTAAGCGCGCGCTGGCGGTCGATGCCGGCGCCGTCGAAATCACTATGCGCCAGGCCGGCGCGATGAATGCGCGCCGGCGAGTAACGGGCGAACTAGGGAATCCGGACGACGCGGTCGAATGGTTGGTCGCGGAAATGGCGCGAAGGCGCGCCGCGATCGCCGCGCAGCGATGAAAAAACCCGGCCGCGGCCGGGTTTTTGCAGGGTAGGGCAGGGACTTAGAACGTCGTCGGCTGTGCGACCGCGCGCGTCAGCTTCATAACGCCGACCTGCAGGTCGCGCCGCGCGTCATTCAGCCAGGACGACGGCGCCGCGGACGACAGACGGTCAATTTCGCCGGCGCCTTTCGCCTGGTGCGCCGCGGTGAATTGCGCCGCCAGGTGATCGTCGACCAGGCCGCAAAGCTGGTCCAGCTTTTCGCCGGCCGTTTTGATAGCGTTCATCAGGTCGATTTCGTGCTGTGACAGGTCGCGATAACCCTTGATTTTTTCGTGCTGGTTTTGCATGACTTGACGTAATAGAAGTTATCGAACAAACGGCGAACCCTTGCCAGGCAAGGGTTTCCGCGTTATTGGCCGGCCGCGATCCGGTCCCTTACGCCTTGATGCCAGGCCGTGATCCCGACGGCCGCGCCCGGTACAGTCAGGACGCCGACGATCGACATAGTCAGGACCGGGACCATGTTTATCGCGGTCATATCCTTTAGGACCAGCGCGACGTAAAACAGGCCGATGACGCCCAGGACCGACACAAACGACGCGATCGCCAGGACCCAGCCGCACGCCTCGCGCCAGGTCGCGCCCTTACCGGCCGCGGACTCCGCGCGCATGGTTTGATTGACCTGGTCGACCTGGTCGCCGTCCGCGGCGACTTGCGCGTTCGTGACGCCGGCGGCGATTGTCGCCATTTGGACCTGGAAATCGTAGTCCGCTTTCTTCAGCGCCAGGACCTGGTCCGGCGTCGCGCCGGCGACGGCCGCCGCCGCTGCGCTCGCCCGGTCGTCGGTCGACGCGCCAGGCGCCGGCGACAGGCCCAGGAGCGATTCCAGCGCCGAAATGGCGGTCCCGGCCAGCGGCCCGCCCAGCATGCTTGCGACGGTCGGCGCAAACTTCGCGACGGTCGATATCGCGGTCTGAATTCCCGACATGGTGTTCCCCTGTTGTTATGCCGCTGCGCGGCGAAGGTTTGCGGCGACGCGCTTGGTCCAGCCGCGCGAATAGGTCGGCCAGGTCTGACAGTCCGTCAGGTATTCCAGCCGGGACGCGTCGAACCGCATGATTACTTTGTCCGGATCCAATGCGTTAAGCGCCGCCAGCGTAGCCGGGCCAATGTTTCCGTCGACCTGCGATCCCGTCATCCCGGCCGCTTGCTGTAGCCATTTGGCGGTGTATCCGCCGTTGTATGCAGTGTCGAACGCCTGGAACGCGATCCGCGGGTCGACCTGGTCCAGCTTCAGCGGATCCCAGTAACGCGTCTTCGCGAGCGCTTGCGCGCGCTCGAGCGTCAGGCCGGCGATATCTTCGTTCGGAAATGCCGCCGCGCTGATACCGTATTTCGTGCCTTTGCAGGCGCCGACGTTGACCTTTCCGCCGGTCCAGTTGCCATTGTCCCGCGGGTCGTTCTGGAACCCGCCTTCGACGCCGACGACGATCGCGAATGCATCGGAAAACGTCGTCATTTGATGCCCCGCCAGGCGGCGTAAATGCCGCCCACAGTGGCGGCGAAACCCGCGATCGCGGCGACGGATCGGACGACCCATTTCGACGCGTTCCAGGCGTCCAGAAGGCCCTGGATTTGCTCGTCCGTTTTCCTGTGCGCTTCCGTCAGCGCGGCGACTTCCTGGCGAAGCAATGCGAATGCGACAGCGTGTTCGACGACGTTTTCTTTATCCGGCATGGCATGCGGCCTTTGTAGAAATTACAAACGCGATGTTAGCACGCATAATTTACAAAATGCCGGCGGTGTTTCGTCCCTCTGGATTGCTGTTGTCGTTCGGCGACGGCGGACCAATAAAAAATCCCGGAACCGCGTCGACATGCGGTCCGGGATTTTTCGTTCTCGTCTGGATAGCTTGTTCGCTGCGCGAAGTGCGCCGCGCGCGCCGGCTAGACTTTCGGCAGGTCCGGCCAGACGATCGACGTCGGCCAGCCGGCCGTCGCTGGCAAGTCGCGAAGCGCCTGGCGATAGCCAGCGTATGCGGCCCGGCGCGCTTCGCCGACGTCCGGCAATTGCGACCAGTCGGTTTGCCGCAAAAGCATGTCGCGATCGTGTCGCATCTGCGCGTCCAGCGCGACCAGGTCGACGACATACGGCGCGACGGTGCCGAATTCGCCAGCCTTGCAGCGCGCGAATAGTTCGCGGCCGTGCGCTTCGACGTCGCCCGGCCAGGCCAGGAACTGGTGCGGCTCTGTGTACCCCATCGGGTGATTCGGAAACGTGACGGTACAGATAATCGCGGTTTGCGCCGTGTCGGCCCAGCGCGGATTAGTGACGACGCCGATTTCAAACGGCTTCGCCGGCGCCTTCGCCTCGATCGCGGCCGGTTGGTCGACCGCGGGCGCGACGGCGGGTCCGGCCGGAACGGCCGCGACCGCTTCGGACGCGGCTTTGCTCAGTGCTTCGGCCGCGGCGATTTCTGCCTGTGTTGGTACGGTAATCATGACGTCCTCTGCCAAAGTCTTACGTATTGAGTGTTATTCCCGCCGACGTTGACCTGGTCTTGTGCGCGCCAGCCGCCGGCATAAGCCGACCAGCCGCTATCCGACGCTTTGTTCGGCGTGTCGTATGAACTTACAGTCCCGCGAATCGCATAAGACCCGACGCCGCCCTGGTCCATAATCGATCGCGGTGCGCACCAACTTCCATAATTGTTATGGTTAATCAATGCGCCCTGGTAAGTCGAATCGATGTACAGAAGCGTATTCGACCCGTCCCAATTGATTTTCGCGATATTCGACGTATCCGTTACGACATACCCGGAATTACCCCAGCCAGAATGCCAGGCGTTCGCCTTTGCCGCTATTGAATTACTCAGCCAGCCGCCCCATGCGGTGCCCCAAATATTCCCGTCGGTATTCAGATAGGCGCCGCCGCTTCCGCCGGCATATACGACGCCGCGCGCGTTGACGTTCCCGCCGTCCGTAATCTGGAAATTCCACGCGTTTTGCGCCTGGTTGATAAATCCGACCAGGCCGGCTTGGTCGCCTCGCATATATCCGGTGTATCCAGTTCCCTGTAGCGCCAGACTCTGCGAATTCGCCATAGTAAGCTGGCCGGTGATCGATCCGCCCCAGGTAGGGATATAATTCGCCGGATTAAAATTCGTGTAATCCCAGGTGCGAACGCCATTAACGTAAAATCCGCCCTTCGTGTCCCATTTTCCGGCGCGGAAATCGTAATAACCATTGATCGTATTATCAAACGATCGCATCCCCATACCATTCCAGCCGCGCATCGCGAAGTTATAGGTTCCGTAACTTGCCGCGTCGCCGTTACCGTTTTCAAATCCGTTTGTCGTGCCGCCGGACTGCACGTAAAGCGACCCGTTCATCGTGCCGCCGGACCTCGGAAGCGCCGCATTCGCGACGGTCGAAACGGCCGTAACCTGGCCGTCGACGTAGTCTTTCCGCGTCGCATGCGCCGCGGTCGTCGGCGCGTTCGCGACCGTGACGGACGGAACGGCCAGGCCGTTTGCCATCATTTGCGACCAGGTCCCGCCGGCCAGGCTGTATTGCTCGAATGAATTCGTCGCCGGGTTCCAGCGAACCGCTTTATCCGGGACGTTTGTCGCCGTCCCGCCGGACTGATACATCGTCGCGCTGTCGACGTCGCGCGCGAGCAATGCGGCGAGCAATGTCGCGTACGGCGTCCCTATTGTTGGTTGGCTCCAATCCGCCGCCATAGCTTTAAACTCCCTTCGCGGACCAGGACACTTGCCCGGCGACGCGGTTTCCGTTTTTGTCGAAAATCATGACCGTAAAACCGGTCGGATTTGGTTTGCTACCGTCGAAATTATAAACCGCGAAAACTGGCGACGTCGTGTTCGCCGTTACCGTGATCGATGTTACAGCGATAAATCCGACGGCGAATGTTACCGGCGTTCCGTTCGTATCTGTCGACAGCGCCTGGACGGTGCCGGCGTCGTTTTTCAGCTTGACGTCGTAACGGTAATTGATGCCCTGCAGGCGCAACAAATCGTGACCGGCGCCTGTAACTGTGACGGTATATCGCGCGTAACGGAAATTGGTGACATAGACGGCCGTCGTGTTGGCGTACGTCGTCCAGGTTACGCCGTCCGTCGATACTTCGATCGTGACGGACAGCGACGGCGCCCCGTCGATGACGACATACGTCGGCGTGACCGAAACGCGCGTCGCCGGCAAAACGGTTCCGTAATCGATGTATTCGACATACGTCGACGTCGTCAGGCCCGGCTCGATGAAAATCGGATAGCCGGCGGCGACCTGGTTCGACGGCGCCGCCCAGGTGTGACTGTCGAAATGCTGCTGGAATGTTTCCGTCGTGTTGACCGGCATAACCAGCGACCTGTCGACGTCCTCGACGACGTTCGTCGACAGGAACGGGACCAGCTCGATATAGTCGATTCTGAAGACGTCGGCCGCGGTCGCGCCCAGGTCCAGGCGGATCCCGGACAGCGCGTTCATCATGTAGTCCGTGCCGCCGGCCGTCGGTGCGCGCATGTCCCAATCTATAGTGACCTGCGCGCCGATCGCCGGGTTTGTCGCGTTCGTCTGGTAATAGCCAGTCGTGAATCCGTGACCGGCCGTCGACCAGTAGGCCTTCCCGGTCCAGCCGGATCCGGCGACGCGCGTCAGCTTGACGCGGACGATCGGATATTCGCATCCGTTCGGGTGATTCTCGATCAGTTGCCAGGTGCGGATCAGTTGCGGATTCGTGCCGGTGCTGGTCAGCGTCATCCCGGCGCCGGCCGCCATCGTGGCCCCGCTTACGGTGAAATCAGCATTGATTGCGCCGGCGCGAAAGTCGTCGATCAGCCCGTCGAAAAATGCGTCGTAGTTGTACCGCAAGACATAGTCCGGCGGTTGATTGACGAACGCCGTAACGCTGGCCGCCGGTCCCTGGTTGCCCGCCGAATCGACGCCTGCGATCCAGTATGTAAAGCTTCCCGGCGTCGTTTCGAAAATGACGTCGAACGTCCCGGAAATCGTCCCGAGCACGGTCGCGCCGGCGAACGTCGTCCCGCGCGCGACGATGTAATGGTCTAGCGGTAGCGTCGCATTCGCCGCGGTCCAGCGAAGCAAAACGTTATTGTCGATAACCTGCTGGGTGATGACCGGCAGAATAGGCGCGTTGACGACCAGCGTCGCCTGGCCGGCGCCGCCGTAGTTCCCGCCAATGTCGACCGCGGCGACGTAGAAAACGACCGTTCCGGACCAGTTGACCTTCGCCGAATAGGACGTCCCTTTTTGGGTCGTGATAAGCCCGGCCGTCTGGCCGAAATTCAGGTCCGTGCGGATCTCGTAATGGTCCGTCGCCAGGTTCCCTAAGACCTGATTCCAGGTCAGATTGTAGTTAGGACCGCTGAAAACGCCCGCGACGACCGGCGCCGGCGCGACCGGCATAGTTACAGCGACCGTTGCCGCGTTGACGCTGTAGTTCCCGCTTGTATCGATCGCTTTGACCAGGTACGTTCCGACGCATCCCTGGACGCCGATCGTAAAGGCGGTCGCCTTGATTTGACCCAGCGACGTAGCGCTGGCCCAATCGGTCCCGCTGGTCGCCTTGCGGACTTCGTACGCGTACAGGTCGACGTCCGTATTCGGCGCCCAGGCCAGCTTCGCGCCGGCGTTCTGGTCGATCCCGAACGTCAGGCCCTGGACGTCCGCCGGCGGCGCAAACTTCCCCAGGATCGACTGGACCGTTTCGGCGTACGCCGATGACGTAAGCTGCGAAGCGCCGATCGTCCATACGCGGACGTCATAGGATCCCGGCGCCGCCATGCGGATTTCCAGTTCGTTCGCCGGCGTGTTTTCGAAAACCCAGTTGGCGCCGTCTTTGCTGTATCCGACTTTGTACGCGGTCGCGCCGATGACGGACGGCCAGGAAATCGTCATCAGCGAAAAGACGTTCGACTGGTACAGGTACAGGTTTTCCGAAACCTGGACGGACGTCGGCGCCGACGGCCGCGTCGACAGGTCGGAAATGTCGCGGACCTCGAGCGCCAGGCCGTATTCGATCGCGTCGTATTTGCTCGGATTGTGCGCGACGGCCGTTATGTCGTATTGGCCGCGGTCCGCTTCCGTTACCTGGATGACGCGGAATAGTTGCGCGGCGATTCCGCTCGTCTCGATGACCCAAAGCGCTTGCGCCTGGACGCCGGACAGCATGTTCGCCAGGCCCTGATTACTCGCGACCGTCAGTTTCCGGCCGTTGACGCCGGTAATGCTTCCGGTCCGGACGGCGCCGTCGATCGAAACAATGTTGATGGACGCGCCGATCGGATTGACGGCGGCCTTGTTGACGTCGACCAGGTCCCGGTCAATCGTGACCGTGTTTAGCCCGTCAGACGCCGAAATCCGGCCGCCCAGGCTTTGGCCGGCGCGCATGGCGTCGGAAACCTTGATAACGTCGCCGGGACGCACAGGGACGCCCTCGAGGCCCGTCCGGAACGTGACCGTTTCAGCTTCCGACCGCTCGCTGTACAGGAGCCATTTCCCGACGCGGTGCGCCTGGCCCCGCGAAGTGCATCCGAACGCCGTTACCTGCGTCTGGATGACGCCATACCGCGCGATGCCTTCCGTATCTTCGACGTATTCGACATATGGACGCGCCATGTCGTCCATATTGAACCAGGTAACAAGTGCGACCGTGTGTCGCGCTTTTAGACTGCTTCCCGAATAGCTAAACGCGCCGTTTAAGACGTTCGCCTGCGTGAATAGCGCGACCGGCGACGACGGCGCGTCCTGGACCGCCGTAACCGTGCCCGTCGTCCAAAATGGCATTCCGCGAAAACAGGACGCCAGGTCCTGGACGACCTTAAACGCATCGGCGTAATTCTGGATATAGCAGTTAAGCGCGAAGCGCGGTTCCTGCGTGCCGAACCCGTTCGGGACCATGACGTCGCAATACTGGCCGATCTGATACAGCGCCCATTTGTCGACCTGGCCGGCGGAAACGAATTCGCCCAGGCCGTAACGCTCGTTGGTCAACAGGTCGTAAAAGCACCATGCCGGATTGTTGGTCCAGGCGATTTTGAACGTCCCGTCCCAGGCGCCCGAATAAGCGCGCGTGACCGGGTCGTAATTGCTCGGAACCTGGACGCGTAACAGGCGCATCCGATAGGCGCGCTGGGGAATCGACTGGAACTGTGCGCTATCCATGCGAAGCGCGACAATCGCGCTGTTCGGATAGGTCAGTTTCGCGTCGATGATTTCCGTATAGGTCGCCCAGTTAAAGGCGTTCGTCAGCGCCGAAACGACGCTGTCGGCCGTGATCCGGCGAACGCGGATATCCCAGGGACCGGCGCCGTATAGCTCGATCCGATAGGCGCGCTGATAGTTCGACGTCTTTCCGGAAACCGTGTCGTATAGCCGCTGGACGTATCCGCCGCCGGCCGTCTGGACGTCGATCGCCACGTCGAAAGACGTTCCGTGAATGTCGCCGGTCTTAACGTCCTGGCTTGTCAGTTGCGGGACGCCGATAACGACGCGGACCGCGTCGACGTCCGTATTCGTGATCGTGCGGACGATCGGCGACGATTGATGGACGACTAGTCCGACGCTGTATTCCGTGTCGATTTCGGAAAAGCCGGCGATATAGTTCTGGCCTTGCGAACCCGGCTGGAACGCGAACGAAACGCCGGAAAAATTGAACGACCCGTCCGGGTTTTGAAGCGGCGTTCCGTCCAAATAGACGCCCTGCATTCCGCCGACCAGCCCTTCGACCTCGCCTTCGCAAATCAGGTCCAGGACCTGAGCATAGGCCCGGCTGGCGAGCGTATCGGAATCTTCGATCGCGCCGCTTCCGCCGCCTTTGCCGCCTTTCGCGCCGATGACCAGCGGGACGCCTTTATCTCGTGCCATATTTTTAGCCCGCCGGGACGTATTGAGAGAGACAGGACGCGGTCGGACCATACTTCCCGTTTGATTCGACCGGATTTACGACGACGGAATACGGGCCAGGACCCGGAACCGCCTCGAGCACGGTCGTTCCCGTCGTGCGCGCCAGCGTGACAGGACCGAACCCTGGACCCTGGACTGTGACGTCGTATGCGGTCGCCTGGCCGGCCGCGGTCCAGGTCGACGTCAGAACATAGGAAACGACGCCGCCGGCGCCGATGTTCTGCGTAACGATCGCCGCCAGGTTTTGCGGTCCCGTAACGTTGGTCGGGATCTGGTCGACCGTAACGCCGCCGCTGATTACCGCGCTTCCGACGATCAGTTCGCCGTAACCGACCGGGACCGGTAGGCCCTGCTGCGTTGAATTGACCGCGCCGGAAAACTCATAGGACGTCTGTTTCGTCGTGTTGCTGGTCTTCGGTTGCGGCGACAGCATTTGCGTAATGCCGCCCAGCAAAAGCGACATGCCGATCCCCAGCGCGATCCCGGAATAGGTAATCGCGCCGGCGGCGCCGCCGGCCGCGGCCCATACCGCGACGTTAAGACCAGGAATGAACGACGCCGCGATCAGCGCGACGCCGGCGACGACCATCCAGATACCGCCCTTTCCGCCGGACACAATCGGCACGATTCGAATGTCGCTTCCGCCTGTAGGGTGCCCGATTTCATCCAGCGCGACCGCGCTTTTCCCGGCCAGGACGCGATATCCGACGCCGCGTTCGCCGCTGGCGACGACGTGTTCCTGGAACCCTGGAAAATTAGCGCACAGCGCGCGGACAGCTTCCGCGGGTGAATTGACGGCGAACCGATGACGCCGGCCGAACTTTTTCCCCAGTTCGCCGGACAACAAAACGTTTCTAAGTTGCGGCGTTTCCGCCCGTGTAGCGTAGGACATGCGTCGTATGCTTTCGATAATATCCGCCGTAGACAACACGGCTGGATAATTGGCCGTATAGATGATGCAGGATTGTACCATCGCCCGCATACACCGCCCCATGATTAGGGACCGGCGCCGCTATCTGCATTAGCAAAACGTCGTGTTGACGCATCGAAAAGTCTTTATCCAAATCGACGCGAACAAACCCGGCCGCCGCGAAGTTTTCCAGGTACAGGTTTCCGCCTTGCGACCACCAATCATTTAGCCGCTGGAAATCGCGCAAAGCGACGCCGCATTCCTGCTTGTAATAATCCCGAATCAGCCCGTAGCAGTCCAGGACGCCGTGTGAGAACTCGCGACCGATCAGCGGCGTAACGTAGCCGGACGGCTCGAGCGTCGCCCAGCGTTCGGTCGGAAGTCCGACGATATGCCAGGCCAGGCCGGTTTCCTCGCATGCCGCGCGATCCGCTTCCGACGGTTCCGGACCGGCGCCAGGGTGCGAATGGAAAATCGCGACAATATCGCCGCGGTCTTCGGCCGCGGCCCAGTCGTGCGGGTCGATCGCGAACTGGTCCGCGCCTGGCGCGATGTTGCGGCATGCGACATAGTCTTCGCGCCGGCCGATGACGACGACCAGGCCGCATGCTTCGCGCGGTGCTTCGCGCTTCGCGTGCGCCAGTGCTTTTGCTCGAGTGTCGTCGTTCATTAGTGCGATACCGAAGCGCCAGGAAACCCGCCGTAAGGGATTGGGTTATTCGCCCCGAACCGGCAGCGACAGCCGGCCAGGCGCTTACTACAGACGTCCAGGGACCAGTCCGACGTCGGGACGTCGTCGATTGTGGCCGGCCCGCCCGTCCAGCCGCATTCCGGCCCGCGGTATTTCCAAAGGCAAACGTTCTGGATGATCGGCCGGCGCGGTAGTTGCAGGCCCTGGAAATCGAACGACGCCGCCAGCGAAAATTCGACGACGTCGCGATTTTCCGCGGTGCGCTGCTCAATGTAGAAGACGTCATCCGGAAACGACGCCGTCGGATCCGCCGTCGGGTTGATACCGGCGTTTTGCGCGGTCGCGATATCCGCATAGGCGCCCAGGTAATAACCGCTGTCAAATGGCCCCGCTGCGTTGCCGTTGCGACCTTCCGCGATCCCGAACGCGATAAAGTGCTGGATAACGTCCTGGCCGGCGTACGCCGTCGCGACGTCCGGATAAGTCGTCGCATAGTAAGCGCGGTCGAAAACGCCGCCGGCGTTGATTACGCGCCCCTCGAGGTATCCGGCGCGCTCGTAATGCTTCGCCGGCGTCAGAATGAAATTGATAGGGTCCAGGTACTTAACCAGCGTCCGCTTTCGCGTGAGCTTGCATCCGACAAAGTCGCCGTACTGGATCAGAAGCGCCGTTATAGCGCTGCTCACGTTCGCCGCCTGCAGCTTCGGCCGCGGTAATGTGCCCTTGCCGTTGTATTCGAACCCGGTCGCGCTTACGGGAAACGGGTAATACGTGACGCCTTGCCAGACGATCGGCTGTAATAGCTCGTTCGTGCCACCGTGGTAATTGACGACCGGCCCGCCTATGCTCGTCAGGTCCAGGACGTACAGTTCGATGATTGCCGACGGCGCGAGCTTTTGCAGTTCCGAAACGATCGAAATCGGGGTATTTGCTGGCATGGTTTAAGGCTCGAAAACCTGGTCGAATTGCGCGCTGATATCCCACAGATATTTCGCGCGGCCGGTCGCTGCGTCGACGCCGTTCCCGTTTACCGGCGCCTTCGTGAACTGGCGACAAACGAACGTCAGCGCGAACGATTCGCCCGGCGGCGTCCACTGGAACGACTGAAGCGCGCCCATACTCGTTAGGAATCCGTATATCGCCGCAGCTTCCGCGTCGGTGCGCTTCGTGAATTGCAGCGACCAGCCGGCCGGGTTCGCATTCAGCCCGAATTGCGTCCGCTGCTCGTATCCGTCGCCCATCGCGGCGACGTGAATATTCGGCTTATAGTTGCCTTGCGCGCCGAAGTCCGGCGCCCAGGTAAAGACGTTCGCCATTAAAAATTCCTCGTGCTTGAGAACATGCCGCCGTCGCGCTGCTGGCGCATCAGTTCTTGAGTGACCGCCGCTTTAACCGCTTCGGCCATGCGCTTCCCTTGCTGGTCGCCGCCGATTGCGGACGATCCGTCGCTGTTGACCGTTACGTTTGTCTGGATCGTGTGGCCGCCCTGCTGCTGGTTGCCTTTCATGCTTACCGGGATCGACCGGCCGTCCGGCAGCGGGACATATGCTTCGTTGTGCGATCCTTCGCCGAATAGCGCCAATTGCGGCGACTTCGCGACGCCGCCCGTCGCATACTTCGTCAGCGGAACGGATCCGCCCGGCCCGAAAACGCCGCCGTTCGCGAACGGAAGTGCAGTCGTCGTAATGCTCGCCGTCGGCGCCGCGCCGACCTGGACGCCCGCACCATTAATCGACTGTCCGCCGCCGCCGCCGACGCCCAGGCCGGCGCCGATCAGCTTAAGGAGCGGCGCCATAACGGTTTGTTGAAGCGCCATGCGCAACAGGTCTTTAATGATGCTGTCGGCGAACGCCTTAAAGTCGACCTTGCCGCCTTCCAGGAACGTTTCCATCGCGTCCGCTGTGCCTTTGAACGTGTCGCCCCAAAGCTTTTGCACCTGCGTCGCGGCGTCCGTCGACTGGTCGATATAGTCCTGGAATGCCTTCGTCTGGCCCTGGCCGCTCGAGCGCGACGCGTTGTAATTGTCCTCGAGCGCGCCATTAATTTTCGCCTTGCGCGCGTCCGCGTCCGCCTGGATCTGTGCCGCCTGGTCCGGGTTCGCGACGATCAGTTTCGCCGCTTCCGCCTGGATTTTCATGTCGGCGATAAGCTGCTGGCGCGCGAGCGAGTTTTTACGCATCAGGACGGTTTCGTCCTCGAGCTTCGCGACTTCGACGTCGGTCGCCGCGCTTTGTTGCTGCAGCGTCGACGCCAGGTTCGCGTCTTCGCGCGCGTTGACCGCCGCGCGGATATCCTTTTCCAATTGCTGATAGCGTGCGGACGTCTTCGCCAGGCCCTGCTGCTCGACCTGCGCCATTTCGACCGCGACCTGTGCTTCGCGATTGCTTACCGTGCGCGCCTGCGCTTCCGCGGCGATTTGCTTCGCCCGAGCTTCGCCGCCCTGGAACGCCTTCGCGGACGCCAGCGCTTGCTGTTTCGCGTCATCGGCGCCGGCCAGCGCGCGCAACGTCGCGATTTGATCCGACGACAGGCCCTTCAGCTTGCCTTGCGCAATATCCAGGTTCAGGACCGCCAGACGCGACGCGTCCAGGACCTTTCCGAAGCGTTCGACCTGCGCGATTTCGCTGTCCAGCTTGCCGCCGTCATCCGTCAGCGACTGGCGCCGCGTCTGATACGCGTTTTCCAGCTTCTGGCCGGAATGGTCGACCTTCGGCTTTTTCAGCTTTTCGTCGCGCTTGCGGATCGCCGCTTCAATTTCGCCGGCGTGCGCCTGCGCGTCCAGCGCGTCTTTATCGTTCGGGTTCGCCTTCAGCGCGGCGTCCAAATCCCTATGGAACCGCTTGATTTCCTCGTCCGCGCGATTGACGTCGCCGGCCATGTTGCGCCAGTGACTGCGAAGCGCCTCGATACCCGCGATCCCCTTTTGCTGGGTCTGGTCGTCGGCGGACTTCTTTTGCGCGTCCGCTTGTTCCTGCGCGAATTTTTTCCGAAGCGCGTCCAGCTTCGTTTCGTCGTCTTTCGACCAGACGTCCGCGCCGTCGTTGTAATCGTTAAACAACGTCGGACCCGAATTCGCGCCGTTTTTCTTCGCGAGCATTTTCGCGATTTGCTGGCCGGTCGTTTCGGTGCGGCCGAAACCCTTAAGCGCGTCGACGGCGTCGCCGATCGCATCCCGTACGCCGTGCCAGGCTTGCTCGAGCAAACCCAGGTTCTGGACCGCGTCGCCGCCCAGGTGCTTATAGAGCGCGTCCGCGACGACCTTTTCCGCTTCCTCTGTGCGGCCTTGTTCCTCGAGCGCGACAATGTAGGCGTATTGCGCGGCCGTAATGAAATGGTATTGGCGGTTGTGTTCTTCGGCCCATTTCGCGACGCCGGTCGACATTTTCGCGAAGTCCGCGACGATTTTGTCGGACGACTCGCCGCTAAGGTGCGCCAGCAATTCGACGTCTTTCCCCAGGACCAGAAGGTTTTCGGACGTGAAACTACCTGTCGAAATCAGTTCCTGAAGTGCCGCGCGCGCGGAATGGATCCCGCCGGGAAACTGTTCGCCGACCGCATGCGCCAGCGCGTTAAAACGGTCCTCAGTGATGCCGGCATACGTGCCGGTCATTTCCATCGAATGCGCGAACGCGGACGATTCCGACGCGCCCTTCGCGAACGCGACGACCAGGCCGCCGAGCGCCGCGACGACGCCGATAATCGTCGCGCCGGTCGCGCTAAACAAAAGGGACATGACGTTAATACGTTCGCCCAGGACCATCAGCGACCCGCCGAACTTCGTCCAGTTTCCTTGCGACGCCTCATGCATCAGGACCAGCAATTCGCGCTTCGCGCCCGCCGTCTTAAACGACAGGTCGTTCATCGCGTGGCCGCCGTCGATCCCCAGCCGGCGAAGGTTTTCGATCGCCGGCCCGAGCGAATCGCCCATCCCGGCGGCGTTCGCCTTCCACTGCAGGATTTCGGACCGCGACTTTCCGACCGTCTGCGTCAGGTTATCGATTTGACGCTGTAACGCTTGCTGTTGGCGCGTCAGTTGCGCGACGCTGGACGTCGTCCCGTTAATCGTCTGCGTCAGGCCCGCGACCTGGCTCGTTCCGCTTACCGTCGCGTTAATCTGGACCTGCGCGCGCGTCGTATTGAGTGCCATTAGCTTGTCGTCTTCCGATCGTTCATAACCGCGACGGCCGCCGCTTCCATCGCTTGTATATCGTCCAGGGTCTTCGCTGGGTCGATGACCTGGAACGTCCGAAACAGGAAGTCCAGGGACTGGTAATTCATCCCCAGGACCGCGCCATTACTCGCGACCCATTGCGTCGACATGCGTAAAAACAGGGACAAGGTTTCCCAGTTTTCGGCCAGGACTTCGAAGTCTTCGGCCCTGTTTTGTACCTTGCATGCCTCGATGACTTCAGGCGGCGCCCCGTATGCCTCCAGGTCCGCCGCCAGGTCCGAGTCGTCCGGCGTGCCGCCGCGCGCCCAGTGCTGCGCGGCCTCGATTAGTTTTTTCTTTCGACGCCGTATGCGGACGAAAAGAACGAACCGACGATCGCCGGCGCGACGCCTTGAATTTCCAGGACCTTGTCCAGCGCGCCGGCTGAAAACGGAATGGCCCCGCTGTCGTCTTCGACGCCGTTCCAGCCGATGACGACTTCGCGCGCGACCGCCGCGGAATCGCCGTCCGGCTTCGAAAATTCTTCGCGAAGCGCTTCGACGCGCGACCGCTGCATGCGCTTGAACTTGACGTCGAACGATGCCGTTTCGAAACGGCCGCCGTCGGCCGGGATCTTCACTTCGACGGGCCAGTTATAGCCGTCGGTTTGTACGATTTTGAACATGCGATTTTGCTCGAGAGAGTGCGGCCGGCCGGCGCGCGCGGCGCCGGCCCCTGGCGTTACTTGACGGTGATCGTCAATTCGTCATTGCCGACGATCGGGATCCCGGCGTACGGGATTTGCATCATTTGGACGCCGTTGTTATCCGTGTAAGTCGGGTTCTGCAGATTGACGGACGGCATGTCCAGCTTGACGATATTTCCCGCGGCCGTGCCATGCGTCAGCGATACCGCCGACTTCGCGCCAGACAGCGCCGGCGCAAAAAAGTCGTGAATGTCCGGCGTGACCGCTTCGAATGAAAGCTGGCCGGCGACTTTGCGGTCCAGGATCTGCGTGTACTGCGCGCCGATCAGCGAACGGAAGTCGACCTGGTTCCCCAGCTTCAGGGAAAACTGGTCCAGGACCGGCGCGTATCCGCCGACCGTGAATGCCGGCGTATTGGACGAATTCGCGACCAGCGGCGTCTGGAACCCGGCGAACGTCGGCGTCGCGAGCGACGTCGCGGTCGGCGGGTTGTAAATGCCGGTGAATGTAAATTTAAACGTCGGGATCGCCTTCGCCTGCAGCGTGATTTCCATATCGCCGCGCGCGCCCGTAATGCTGTGCTGTGCGCCGTCCTGCTGGAAATAGAGCGTCAGGGATTCGATCGACGCCGAAACCGGCGTATAGGTCGCGTCCTGGCCGACTGTCAGCGTTTCAGCGAACCCACAGCCCCGCAGCAAGACGCCATAACCCGGCGCCGTTCCCGCGGCGCCCGCGCCGGCGACTTCGACTTCGAAATCGACCTTTACATGCGCGTCCGCGACCAGGTTTTCGAAATTGCCCAGGAACGGACGGACCAGGTCGCGCGCGACCAGCGTCGCTTCCATCGGCGTGATATTGAGATTCTTGATAAGAATCGCATTCGTCAGGCCGGACGGGATCGCGTCGACGCCATACGTCGATTCGATTTTCGCCAGTACCAGCCGGCGTCGCGTCAAAAGGCGGTTTGCCGCTACCATGATTTACCCCTGTCCGTTTGCCGCGTCCGCCGGCGTCGGTGCCGTCGGTGCCGTCGGTGCTGCTTTGTCGGCGCCTTCCGGCGCGAAATCGGTTCGTTCGACCAGCGTCCGCACGCCCGTTACAGGGTCGCGCGTATAGCTTCCGCCTTCGCCGTGATATTTATCGATTACGTCAGGCATTTGTCGCCCCTATTGAATGGTTAAATCGCGCTGGTCTGTGCGGTATTTTATATCGAACTGACATGTCGCGAAACAAAGCGATTCGTCGGCGTCAGAAAAACCAAAATGAACGCTGGCCGGTTGCGTGTCCATCGCTAAATTACCCTGCGTCTGGTCCGCCATAATCGCCGCCGTGACGGCGACGATAATCGGATCCGCCAGGACGTCCGGCTGGTCGCCGCGGGTGTAGACGATGACCTGTAACGACAGGTCCCAGTCGACCTTCGGGACGACGTTCTGCGCGCCCTGGTCCGCCGCCGGCGAAACGATGACCGCGGCGACCGAGTCCGCGCGCGAAAGTGCCGCCGTGCGACTGCGATAAACCGCCGGCATGCCAGGCGCCGCCGCCAGCGCGGCGACGACGTTCTGGATAATGCGTTCGCGAATCGACGTCATTTTTTGGTCAGTTCCGCTTCAGAGAAAACGCCGTCCGTCATCGGCTTAACTTCCCGCACGGCGAACGGTGCGCCGTCGACGTAAATCAGGTCGTCGAAATCCAGGCCCGGCAGTGACGCGGATTCAAACGTCAGCTTGTAATCGGTCGTGATGACCATTCCGCCGCCGACGACGTTCGCCGGCATGTCCAGAATGCCGCGCGTATCGATCGCGCCCCAGGAAACCGGGACGCCGAACGGCGGCGCCAGGAAAAGCTGGGGGTTCTCGTTAAGCATCGTCGTCGGAGTCCTCGAGCGCGCCGTCTTCGAACTTGTGCGCGTGCGCGATGTATTCCGCCTTCGTGACCTCGACGACTTCGCCGCCGCGCCGTACGTGCCGCCCTTGGTGCAGGACGAACCCGTCGCGAAGGCGAAACCGCCGGGTTTCCTCGACGGGTTTCGCGGCCGGTTTAGGCGCTTTGCGCATCGCTGGCCGCCGGTGTGGTGTTGGAGTCCGGCGCGGCCGGCGTCGCTGCTTCAGCGGCGACCGGTGACGGTGCGACGGCAGCTTCTACCGTTGCGCCCGCTGCACTTTCATCCTTGGAAGGGTCGACAGGCTTCGCGAATGCGTCGGGGAATGCCGCGCGCGCCGTGTCTTCGTGAATGGTTCCGAGTTGCAAGCCCTTAACGACGGCGTCGGACGGTAGGCCCTGGACGGTCGCGACGATGTTCGCCGCGGTGTGCTGGCTTACGCCGAGCGCCGCCGCCTGGTCGGCCGTCAGCGCTTCCAGCTTGTGGCCGTGCGCGTCCGCTTCTTCCGGCGTCAGAAACAGGACGTCGCCGGCGCCGTGTACGGCCATGTTCAGCGCGACCGCCATAAACAGACGGACGCGGAAAAATGCGCTTTCGATTGCTTTCATGTTGGGTGTCTCGAGGGTTTGAAAAACGGCCGGTCGCCCGGCCGTTTCCTGGCTCGCCTGGCGTCGCTTAGGCGATTGCGTCCGACTTGACCGCGAAGCTTGCGGCGTGGCGGATGTTGACGTCGACCGCCTGCAGCGCGCGCATTTCAAGCGTGCCGCTCTTGAAACCGGCGCCGTACG